CGTTCTTCCCACCACACTTCCCACCGTTCTTCCCTCCATTCTTCCCACCACACTTCCCACCGTTCTTCCCGCCGTTCTTCCCTCCACACTTCCCACCGTTCTTCCCTCCGTTCTTCCCACCACACTTCCCGCCGTTCTTCCCACCGTACTTCCCAGCAGCAAACACCTGTAACACTCCTGGATGTAGTCAATATTCAGGATCTTCAGCAGGCTGTGCAAATTGTTCAAACTGTGTAAATAATTTTGGTGGATACTGGACTGGTAGTGCCTGCCTTACCTAATCTGTAATCTGGTATACTTTAAATAAATGAAAAGGAAAAAAAATGACAATTAAAAAATTTGCGGGAATTGTAGATGGTGAAATATTTACAGTAATGACAATAGATACAGAGTATCAAGGCTCTGATGGAGAAGGCGGAGAAAGAATAGTCGCTGGACTTTCATCTAATCCTATCTTTGTAGAGATTCCATCCGAACTTGATGTAGATATTAGTTGGACATGGAGCGGCACCCAATTCGTAGAAGGGTAACTTCTAATGACTGAAAAATCTGCATGGCAAAAATATAAAGAAAACCTTGGTGATGTAAGACCATGGGATTTAATAAATAAAAATACACAGTGGGCTGATGACTTACTGGCAAAAGAAAGATACAACATTTGCTTATCTTGTCCAGAACTAATAAAATCAACAAAGCAATGCAAAAAATGTGGATGTTTTATGGCAGGGAAAACTAAACTAGAACTAGCAGTATGTCCAATAGGAAAGTGGTAGTCTTAGAAATTTATACGGTATAATTAGTTTAGGCAACATCGCCAGGAGGACAATAGTGGCAAGTACATTTCCAACAAGCAAAGATAACCTTTCAAACCCAGCAGCAACAGATGATCTATCTGGACACGCCGCTCAACATGCAAATGCCAATGATGCAATTGAAGCATTAGAAAATGTAGTAGGTGTAACAAACTCTACAGACTCATCTACTTTGACTTACAAAGTAAATGAACTTTCAACATCACTCAATACTCTTTCAAACCAATCATCTAATATTGAAACATTGATGGGTTTAGAAGGAAACAACGATTTAACAATTGCAGGAATTCAAAATAAAACTACAATTGATTCATATAACTCAGCAGATTATCGGACAGCAACATATGCGCTACAGATTGTAAAGCCATCTACTGGCGAATCTTATTTTTCAAACATAACAGCTTTAAGAGGGTCTTCTGATATATATGTATCTGAATCCAACATAGTAACAAACGCCAATTCTTCACTAGCAACGACAGCTTTTGAATCATCTGGTGGTATAATTAATCTAACAGTCACCCCAGTATCAGGAGAAGTTACTGTAAGATATTTTAGAACAGCGTTAAAATAAAGCAGTAAGAGGAGTCATAAATTATGGCAATAGTAAATAAGAATTTTAGAGTAAAGAATGGTCTTATCGTTGACGGCTCCGTCGCAACGGTAAATGGATTTAATGTATTAACAGAGGCATCAACAGCCTTTATCATCAGCACAGTTGGCGGATCAGCAGATACAGCCAATACTCCTAATACTGTAGTAAAGCGTGACGGCTCAGGAAACTTTGCAGCAGGAACAATTACAGCATCTATTGTTGGTAATGTAACTGGTAACGTAACTGGTACAGTTTCAAGCCTTTCTAATCACACATCAGATACTCTAACAGAGGGTACTTCAAATCTATATTTTACAAATGCTCGTGCATTAGCTGCAACAGCAGCAGCATATGATGCAGCAGGTGCAGCATCAAGCGCACAGGCAAATGCAGCAACAGATGCTACATCAAAAGTAGCAGCCGAAGCTACAGCACGTAACACAGCAATTGCATCAGCAATTGCAACAGAAGTTACTGATAGAAATTCAGCAATTGCAACTGCCAAGACAGCAGCTGAAACTGCAGCAGCAACAGATGCAACAACCAAGGCTAATGCAGCCGTTGCCACAGCAGCAACAGATGCTACATCTAAAGCCAACGCAGCACAGTCCGCAGCGATCTCTGCAGCAGCAACAGACGCTACTTCAAAGGCTAATGCAGCGCAGGCAGCAGCCGAAGCTACAGCTTCAGCAGATGCAACAGCTAAGGCTAATGCAGCACGAGCAGCAGCGGAAGCAACTGCAGCATCAGCACTTACAGCAGCAATTTCAACAGAGGTTGCAAATCGTAATACAGCAATTTCAACAGCAGTTTCAGCAGTAGTCGATGGTGCTCCAGCACTTCTTGATACTTTAAATGAATTAGCAGCAGCAATTAATGATGATGCTAATTACACAACAACTATTACAACAGCTTTAGCAACAAAGGCTAACGCATCACAGGTCACAACAGATATTGCAGCAGCAGTTTCAACTGCCGCTTCAGATGCTACTACAAAGGCTAACGCAGCTCAGTCTGCAGCAGCAACAGATGCTACATCTAAAGCCAACGCAGCACAGTCCGCAGCGATCTCTGCAGCAGCAACAGATGCTACTACAAAGGCTAACGCAGCCCAGGCAGCAGCAATCTCTGCAGCAGCAACAGATGCTACATCAAAGGTAGCCGCAGAAGCCACAGCTCGTAACTCAGCAATTTCAACAGCAATTTCAGGTGAGGTCACAGACCGCAACGCAGCAATTGCAACCGCTCAGTCTGCAGCGCAAGCCTCAGCGGAATCAACAGCAGCAACCGCTCTTACAAATGTAAAAAATGGTACAACACCATTCACTAAAGTTAATGTAAACGATGTAGCCGCAGTACGGGCAGCAACTTCAACCGTAGCGTCTGCATCAACAGTAAATGCTCTTACATGGGCAGCAGCAGATTACAGAACAGCTAAAGCTCTTGTTAAACTAAAGAATGGTGTAAATACTCAAGTTTCTGAGATTCTACTTACACTTGATACAAGCAACAATGTAGCAATAACTGAATTTGGAACAATTACAACAGGAGCGGATCTTGGAACTGTAACAGCAGCATATGTTTCAGGCGATGTTTCAGTATCAGTAACAACAACATACGCATCAACAGATGTAATGGTTTACGCAACACTAATTAAATAATTAATAAAAGGTATGGGGTCCTTTCAAAACCCCACCAAAAACATTAGGGGATATGTGAACTTAAATGGCAATAGTAAATAAAAACTTCAAGGTTAAAAATGGCCTTAACGTAGCAGGACCTGCAACATTTGATGCAGCAGTAAATGTAGACAACTTAGTCTTAAATTCAACCCCCCTTGCCTTCGACTCATCAACTGGAAGACTAAAAATCCAGATTAATGGTGCTTGGAAGGAAATCGCTCTTTTAACAGATGCGGCAGAAGATCTAGGAGCTCTAACATTTATGGATATTGGATTGGCTATGGACTATAACGGTCAGCCAATCTATACAGTATATGCGAACGGAGTAAATACCACAGCCACAAAATTTGCGGATGGTGGAGATTACTCAACAGAAGTATATAGCATGAGCTTTGATTCTGGAACAATTGCATAATTGTTTTGGAATTATTGTAGTGCTATAATTAACAAATAAGTCTAAACAAGGGGTGGCAAATATGTCAACAGTAAGAATTCAAGTAAGAAGAGGTACCGCTTCACAGTGGACTTCAGTAAATCCAATTTTGGCAGCAGGAGAAATGGGTGTCGAGTCAGACACTAACCTATTTAAATTCGGTAACGGATCTTCTACATGGACTGCCCTTGCATATGCAAACAATTCAGATGTAGCGATTGGTGAAATATCCCAAGACGCAATTAACACCGCCCTTTCAATGGGAGCGGGACTCACAAAGTCATACAACGATGGAACAAATACAATCCAGATAACAGTAGACTCAACAGTCGTAGCACTTAAGTCATATGTAGACACTGGCGACGCAGCTTCAGTATCAACTGCATCAGCAGATGCCACTACAAAGGCTAACGCAGCCCAGGCAGCAGCGATTTCAGCAGCAGCAACCGATGCCACTACAAAAGCTAATGCAGCACGAGCAGCAGCAGAAGCAACAGCTGCAGCAGCACTTTCAAGTCTTTCAAATACAGTAGATACAGACTTTGTACCAGTGTCTGACCTTGGTCAGCCAAATGGTGTTGCAACACTTAATGCAAGCACAAAGATTCCAACATCACAAATTGATACAACTATTATTGCAGAAAGAGGATATGTAAATACTCAAGCAACAGCAGCAATAACATCAGCGCAGACTTACACAAATTCAGCAATAAATAATTTAGTTAACGGAGCACCAGCAGCACTAGACACATTGGCTGAACTTTCAGCAGCACTAAATGATAACGCAAGTTATGCAGCAACAATTACATCTGCTCTTGCATTAAAATCACCACTTGCATCTCCAACATTCACTGGAAACGTAGTCCTTCCTTCAACAACAGCAATTGGAAACGTAGATGGAACTGAAATTTCATATTTAGATGGAGTAACATCTGGTGTACAAAGCCAGCTTGATGCTAATGCTTATGAAATAGGACTAAAAGCTCCAATTGCTTCTCCAACATTCACAGGAACAGTAACATTGCCAGAAGGCACAAGCATTGGCCAAGTCTCAAACATAGAGCTAGGTTATGTTAACGGAGTTACATCTGGAATACAGACACAACTTGATGCCAAAGCACCACTTGCTTCACCAACATTTACAGGAAATGTAACACTTCCTTCAAGTACAACAATCGGATCAGTGTCTAACTTGGAAATGGGGTACCTAGATGGAGCAACATCTAATCTTCAAATTCAAATTGATGCTAAGGCACCACTTGCAAGCCCAACATTTACAGGAAGCGTAACACTCCCAGCAACAACCTCAATTGGCTTAGTTGATTCAACTGAAATGGGATACCTTAACGGTGTCACATCAGGAATTCAAGTACAGCTTGATACAAAGGCTCCGTTGGCAAATGCAGTATTTACAGGAACATTTGAGGCACCAGTTGCAACAATAACTGGAGCAATGCTTGCAAACGGAACAGTTGCATCAGCAAATATTGCAGACGGAACAATTTCAACAATTGATCTTGCAGACGGAGCTGTTACATCAGCTAAGATTGCAGACGGAACTATTGTAGAGGGAGACCTTGCAGACTCATCCGTTACATCAGCTAAAATTGCAAATGGAACTATTGTAGACGGAGATATAAATGCAGCAGCAGGAATAGCTACATCAAAGATTGCTGGACTAGATACAGCACTTGGACTACGAGCTACTCTAGATGGTCCAACATTTACAGGCACAGTAGTTCTTCCATCAACAACTTCAATAGGCCTAGTTGATTCAACAGAAATTGGATATGTAAATGGAGTAACATCTGCAATACAGACACAGCTCGATGCAAAAGCACCAATTGCCTCACCAACATTTACAGGTACAGTCTCAGGAATTACAAAGACAATGGTTGGACTAGGATCTGTTGATAATACAGCGGATGCTTCAAAACCAGTATCAACAGCACAGGCTGCAGCAATTGCAACCGCTAAATCTGAAGCAATAGCATCAGCCACGGCTTCAGTAAATGCAGTTATAGCATCAGCACCAGCTGCTCTTGATACCCTTAATGAATTAGCAACAGCGCTTGGAAATGATGCAAGCTTTGCAACAACAATGACAAATGCTCTTGCAGCAAAAGCACCACTTGCCTCACCAACATTTACTGGCACAGTAACAGTTGCAGCAGCTGGCGTTGCGTTTACAGATAAGACACAAACAAAGGCTGGCGTACCTTCACGGACACCAATTGCAAGTACAATTTCTGCAAGCACAACATTGGCAGGAAGCTTGCAAGACAGCATGGTTCCACTAGCTGGAGCTGTAGCAATTACAATTGGCGATGCATCAAATGCACTGTATGCAGTTGGAGAATCAGTTGATTTCTACCAAGCATCAGGAACTGGCGCTAGCTTTGCAAAAACTGGATCAGTCAACCTGCTCTACACACCAGGCGCATTGCTTAGAACCACATATTCTTCAGCAACTGCACAAAAAGTATCTTCAACTGACTGGTTGATATACGGAGATTTGAAAGCTTAATTGGATAGGGGAATATAAATAATGGCAAAAAAAGTAGGTAAGCATTCCGCAGCGGCTAATGATTTTCTAGAGCCAAAGCCAGTAGTAATAACATCATCAACTGATGTTGGAACTGGAAGAGCTGTAAATAATGGTGCAATCGATATAGTCTGGTCATTGCCAGCTGGTTCACCAGAAGCAACACTTTATACAATAACTCCCTCACCATCCGTAGCAGGATCACCGTGGACAACAACAGCAACTTCTTATATAGCACAAGGACTAACATCAGCAACCTCATACACATTCTCAATTGTTGCATCAAATGCAGCAGGAGCCGCTGCTGCAACATCAACTTCTGCGGTCACTGCAACAACAATTCCAAGCGCACCGACTTCAGTTTCAGTTGCTTCAACAGTAACTAATACTGATCGGGTTACATGGCTTGCACCAACAACAGACGGAGGAAAAGCAGTATCAAGTTATACTATTGTTTCCTCAGACGGTCCATCTTATGCAAATTCTGTTTCTCCAAAAGACATAGGAGAAACTGGAAACACTTCTCAAAACTATACAATTTATGCAATAAATGCCAACGGCACAAGCGCAGGCGCAATAACAAACACAGTAACTACGTTTACGCCTCCACACTTCCCGCCGTTCTTCCCACCACACTTCCCACCGTTCTTCCCGCCGTTCTTCCCACCACACTTCCCACCATTCTTCCCACCACACTTCCCACCATTCTTCCCGCCATTCTTCCCACCACACTTCCCACCGTTCTTCCCACCACACTTCCCACCATTCTTCCCACCGTTCTTCCCACCATACTTCCCACCGTTCTTCCCTCCACACTTCCCACCATTCTTCCCACCATTCTTCCCACCATACTTCCCACCGTTCTTCCCTCCACACTTCCCACCATTCTTCCCACCATACTTCCCAGCACCACCATACTTCCCAGCACCACCGTACTTCCCAGCACCACCGTACTTCCCAGTATTTAGAGGATCAAGCTCTAGACTATATTAAAAATTTATGAGGGGCTAGCAATAGCCCCTCATAAATGATATACTAACAATAGGAGAAACAATGGATAAAAAATATATTTTAGTAGCAGGAAACGAAGTCATTGACATAATATCATTTACTGATAAGTATGAGCAGCATGATAGATGGGTTGCTGGATTTTCATCAAACGATTTAACTTTTATCAATGTTTCTGGTAATGAAAATGCTATTTTAGGTTCTACATATTCAGATGGAGCATTTACAAAATATAATGAGCCTAGAATTCCAGTTAGCGACTTTGAAGGCAGATACGCAATTTTAAAAAATAATGAAATCTTTTATTTAAAATTTTTAGATGCAGGAAAATTAAATGATTTCTACACCGAAAAATGGGAAAGCATAACAAATGCAATAGCAGTAGACCCAGAAGAAGAAATTACATTTTTGCATAAATGGGATGGTACAAACTTTATTGTTGAATAAAGTTGTCTAGTAGAAAGAATTAAAATGGAAAAAGATTTTTCCTTTTCTTCAAAAGAAGAGCTAGCCCCTGGAATATGGGTATATAGAGATGCCATAAAGCCAGAACTTGATATAATAAATAGACTAGAACAAACCTTAGAATCAAGTAATGGTTTATATAATTGGCAAGAAGCCACAGTAGGATATAGAGAAAAAATCCCAGACTATCGTGACTGTGTAGACTTTAAGATTAATTTCTTTGACTACCCAGGCAAAGATGAGTACATGAAAAAATTTGATGCAATATGGAAAGATGTAAGAGACGCACAAAAAGTTGCTCTTGATGACTACTGTGCATTTTATAAGATTGATATGAAATACTGGGAAGCCATGAACTTTATTAAATATGGCCCAGGACAACACTTCTCATACCACTCTGATCACGGATGGTCATACATTGCAACAGTATCAATGGTTGCTTATATTAATGATGACTATGAAGATGGTGGATTAAGATTTGATAAAATGGATTTAGAGGTAAAACCAAAAGCTGGCGATCTATATATATTCCCATCAAACTATTTATTCTCTCACTCAGCACTACCAGTTAAATCTGGAACAAAATATTCAATTGTTACAATGACTGACTATAATGATGCAACCCACACCCCAGAATTTTATAGACAGTTTAAATCAGAGATATCACAGCCAGACTAATGTTCGACATTGATGTATATAAAATTAGTCCTACTCCAGGAGAATTTAAACAGCTGCCAGTTAAAAGAGATTGGATGGACGAAACTGATAATGCTCACGCATATAAATGTTTTCCATTAAGTTTAACAAACTCTCTTGGATGGGGCATATCTTTTCCAGAAGATATAACTTTTATATGGGATGGAATTGCTACATCAAGCGAGCCAGACCATGTAAAAATACTAAGTGGTCATAAGTATGCATATACAGCAAGAGAAAATGCAACAATAAGTTTTAAGACTGGTCTTTTAATTAAAACTCCAGAAAATGTAACAATGCTATCAATGCCACCACCAAACTATATTTTAGATGGCGTACAGCCGCTCACAGCTTTAATAAGTACATCATTTTTTAAAGGGGAGTTCCCAGCAGCATGGAGAATTACTAGGCCAAATGTTGAAATAACTATTAAAGCTGGAACACCAGTAATGTCTGTTATTCCTATATCTCTTGGCGAATTAAATAATTCACAAGCAAACATTAGACCTCTTTATGAGCTTGGTCCTAATTTTTTCCCAGACGGAGACTACTCAAAAATTGTTAAAGATATAAATAATTCTGGTCGGTGGACAAATTTTTATAGAGATGCAGTAGATCACCACGGTAAAAAAATTGGAGACCATGAAGTAAAAGTTTTAAGATTTAAAACTACAGACGGTAGCCCAGAGGTATGTAGTGACAAATAAAATAGTATTTCATTCTGCAAAGGTATACAATAAAGCTGACGGAACAAATGGACCAGTACCAGCTGCAAATTCTGTTCCAACTTGGTGGAAAGACGCAGACAAATATATAAAAGATCCAAATGGAGAAGCATACGTAAACCCAAGCGGAGAAGGAAAAGTTATGAGCTACAAGTCATGCCCAGCTATGCTTGACACATTTACTTCTGGCTATATGCTAAGAACTCCTTGCGATATAGAGTTTTATCTAAAAAGAGGAAGAGTCAAGGCAAAGCTTCCAATAGGGTTTGAAGATTTAGTTGGAGAAAGAGAACCTATGGGTGGTTTTGAGACACCGCCAGGATTTGATGAAAGACATTTCCATTGGTATCTTAACTGGGCACCAGAACTTCCAGAAGGATATAGCAGTCTATACCTACAACCAATAAATCATTTTAATTTACCTTACATTACTGTTGCTGGTATAATAGATAGTGACAAGGTAACAAACTCAGGACTGCTTCCTTTCTTTTTAAAAAGTGGATTCACTGGCCTAGTTCCAGCAGGAACGCCAATAGTTCAAGTTTTTCCTTTCAAAAGAGAAGATTGGGAAATGGAATATAAATTCTATACTCAAGAAGAACTTTTTGAAAAACATAAGCAAAATTCAATTACATTTAGACAACCAGAGGGTGGCGTCTATAAAAGAGACTTCTGGCAAAGAAGAAAATACAAATAGGAGATATCATGCAGAAGCAAGTAAATACTAACAAGGAACACGATTATAAAAAGCTGAGCTCTATAACTCCATCTGGATTTTTTGGTAATTCTGCAGATAATATAGTAGAGCTAAAAAACTTTTTGACAGAAGAAGAAAAAGAAAGACTTACAAATTTTGCTTTTAATAACAAGGTTTGGGATATAACAGAATCTCACACTAATGAAAATGGAACAGTTATCTATGATGCAAATGCATGGACAGATAGAGTATGTACCAGAAGATCTATGGAAATTTCTGCAGACCCAACGATTGTTGATGTTGTTGAAGGATTAATTAAAAGATTAAAAGTAGAGGTTGATAAATTTTTTGAGGTAGACGTTCAGGCAACTGGACCCGCAATTGTCAGGTGGCCAGTAGGATCTAGACAAGACCCACACGCAGACAAAGAGCTTCACGAAGGTCCAGATGCTGGAACCCCAAACGATTTTCCTCATTACGATATTGCATCAATATTTTATTTTAATGATGACTATGAAGGAGGAGAGCTATTCTTCCCAGTACAAGGGGTAGAGATTAAACCAAGCGCTGGCTCGGCATACTTTTTCCCAGGAGACCTTCATTACGTGCATGGGGTTCGACCAGTTTTGTCTGGAAATAGATTTACATCTCCATTTTTTTGGAATATATTAAAACACACTGGAGAAAGACAGCCATGAAAGACTTAAAATATGAGGAGATTTATCCAAAAATATTTGTATACAGCAATATATTTGAAGATGTAAATGAAGTCCTTAATGTTTTAAAAGAGTCTATAGCCAGCCCTGAAGGTTCTTCAATTGGTCCCTGGGGAGACTGGTATACATTTGGGCTAGAAACAAGCCATTACGATTGGTCTATTAATTCAGACAGATCCATCAAAGAAAGATTAGTAATTGATAAAGTAAATCAAGTTTTTTTTGATGTTACAGAGCACTATGCTGCATCACACAATGTAGAAATAAAGCCAGAAAAAGTTTTAACGCCAAGCGGACAAGAAGTAGATTCTTGGAGAAAGATGGGGCCATCTCTATGTAAATATGAGGCGGAAGCTGGAGTTACTCAAGATCTAGCAATGCATTATCATACAGACTATCAGGTTGAATTTAAAGACTCAAGAGGATACAACTTTGCAGTTACAGTAACAACATACTTAAATGATGACTACGATGGCGGAGAAATTGATTTTTTAGTAAATGGAAAACTTATATCATACAAGCCAAAGGCTGGCGACGTACTTGTTTTTCCAGCGGGAGACCCAAACTTTTTAACAGAAGGACAAGAGCTATATCACCACGGAGTTAAAAAAGTACACAATGGCTCAAAATATTTTATAAGAGCAAATTGGCAAAGGTATTACAATGGCTCTGTAGAGTGGAATGAAAATGCAGACAAATATGGACTAGAGATCTGGCTAGAAATGGAAAAAGAAAAAGCTAAGCAAGATAGAAAAGAAGGAAAGTATCAGTCCATTAACGAACAAGATATAGAGAAAGCGGTAAGAATAAAATGACATTTAACCTAGAAAATCAAACTAGACTAAGAGAAGACATTTGCGTTTTTGAAAATTTTTTAACTGAAGAAGAATGTGAATCAATATTAAAATACTGGAAACACTCAGTAGAAAAAGGAAGCCTTCCGTGGGAGGGTATTTCTTTTTATGAGTCATACGCATCAAACTTACCAGATGACGAAGATGTAGAAAAGTTTGGCTTACCACTAGATTTTTTTGTAAATCTTGAGAAAAAAATTCAAGAGTCTGTTGAGATTACAAGAGGAAAACCAGTAAAATCTGTAAGCTATCATGCACAAAAATGGATCACAGGTGCATTTGCAGGATACCATTCTGATAATAGCCCTCTAGATAACCCAGAGTATAATGCTTTTGAAAGGTCTAAGTGGGCATCATTTCTTTATTTAAATGGTGACTTTGAAGGCGGAGAACTTAAGTTCAGAGATCACGATATAAGCATTAAGCCAAAAGCTGGCCTGTTAGCATCATTTTCTGGAGGTCACCACAATATCCATGAAGTCCAGATAATTACAGATGGAGAAAGATACACAATTGGATCATTCTGGGATAACGAAGAGTCTGAATATTCTGAAGAAACAAAAGAAAAATGGAAAACAGAAATAGCTGAAGCAAGAATAAGACAAGCCGAAGATCAAAAGTTGTGGCAAGAAAATAAATCTAAAGGAATTATGGAAGAGCCACCACCGTACCAAAAGGAAAGACTAAAAGATTAACAAGGAGATATCATGAATCTAGAAAAACTGCACGAAAACGTTTACTATTACAGGAATGCAATAGCAGACCCAGCCGCACTAATTGAGCTGATTAATAGCACAGAGGGCGAAGAGGGTATATCTAAAGTAGTTCCTTCTTGGGACCACTGGGAGGCTTGCAGTGGAGAATGTTATATCTACGGGGAAAAGAAAAACTTAAATATAGAAAACATGCTTGAAATCAATAATGATGAATCTAAAGAAAAAGCACAAAAAATAATAGACATCATTGTAAACTCAATGACAGATGTTTGTAAAGATTTTGCTAAAGACAAAGGTGTCACAGAAAAAGTTAATCTATCTCCATATATTGGTATAAATAAATATAAGCCTGGAACATTTATGGGAGGTCACTATGATCAACAAGAAGGAGATTTAAGATTAAAGTATTCTCTTGTTGCTTATTTAAATGATGACTACGAAGGCGGAGAGATTTCTTTTACAATTAAAGAAGGAATACTTGGCGAAGAAGATAGACCACGAGAAGACATTGATCATGAAATGAATAAAGAAAAAGTAACATTCTATCTTAAGCCAGAAGCTGGAAGTATATTAATTTTTCCTTCTTCTCCACCATATAATCACACAGCCCATCTTGTTAAGAGTGGTTATAAATACATGGTACCTGGGTTTTGGATGAACGAGGAGAAATAAATTGCATTACGAAGCTCAAGAACTAGCAAAAAATATTTTTTATTTTAAATTTGGAATTTATGAGCCACATAAACTCATAGAGTTTATTGAAAACACTGACGTGGACCCAGAGATAGACGAAAGTATTATTTCTAAATGGACACCATGGACTTCAAGCACAAGCTCAGATGATATATATGGATATAAAAAAAATATTAATGGTAAAAATAAAATATTAAGTCCAAAAGAGCTATATATATATAATAGTATAAGGTCAAGCATGATCTTCGCTGCATCTGAATATAAAATATACAACAACATAACAGACGACATACACATGTCTAAAGAATTTGATATTAAAAAATATAATACTGGTCAGATGATGGGGCCCCACGCAGACCAAAACGATGGGGACTCTAATTTAAACTACTCCATAGTTACTTATCTAAACGATGACTATGAAGGGGGAGAGATATCTTTCCCTAATCATAACGTAATGCTAAAACCAAACGCAGGCAGCCTTATAATATTCCCATCCTCAGATCCATATCTACATGAATCAAAAGAGATAACGTCTGGAATAAAGTATATGTCCCCAGGATTTTGGACTAAGCAAAAAACAGACTAGGTGATACAATAGTTATATGCTATATAAAAACATTGTATTAAAAGACAATCCAATTGGATTTTGGACTCTAGACGAGTCTTCTGGATCTATAGCCTATGACTATTCTGGTGCACAAAATCATGCTTCATATAATTTTACTCCAGTAAATCGGTACCTGCCCCTTGTTCCTGGCGGAGTCCTTGGAACAAAAATAAGCGGAACAGACAAGATAACACTATCTGACCTAAAAAGTCCATATGGGAATTACATACAGGGTGCCTTGGCAGATAAATATAGCTCAGATGTTTCATTTACATTAGAATGTTGGGTACAAATTAATGAGTGCACATCTGCCACAATATTTGCAGATGAAACAAACAGCATAGGAATATATTGGCAAAACAATTCAATAGTCTTTTCTATAGGAACATCAAACAAAATACATTATTTAGTTAAAGACAAATATAAATCCTTACACATTGTAGGCGTATATACAAACAACTATATGAGTCTATATGTAGATGGACAACTAATAGATACAAACGATATGTCAGATTTTGTTTTTACCAATTCTACTTTCCGTCCACAAATTGGAACAGTTGTAGGTGGGGCTGACGCTTACATGATTATTGATGCCCCAGCAGTATATAGATATGAGCTATCAAGTCATTCAATTACTACACACTATAGTATGGCAAATATACCAAGCTATGTGTCTATATCCGATCCAGAAAATGGTAAGTGCTTTTCAAACATAGACGGTACATCTTTATTAAGTTTAAAATACGAGTACGGATATAATAGAGATATACAGCTATTGCAAAATGATAGTCTTTATTACAATCCATCAAATAAAACAATTTCTATTTTTAAAACAGATACGCCAGAGTCAATAACAACTGAAGTTATAGATATAATATCAATACCAATAATGTTAGATTTTGTTTCTTCAAAAATTGAATGGTCGACTGATAATGGAGTATCTGTATATACAAGCTCAACAGGAGAAACAAACTCATATGTTGAATGCCAAAATGGATTTCCTATACCACAATATCAATATAACTCTTTAGATGCTTCTAATTTAATTTACCTAAAGGTTGTATATTCAACTGCAGACTCATCTAAATATACTCCTGTGTTAGACAAATTAAATATAACTCTTTATGGAACTTTAGAGGTAACATCATCTAATTCAGTTGCCACCATATCTTCTTCTTCTAACATTTCTATTGGTTCTGAGTCCAGCCCAGCGATAGCAAGAAATAAAAGATCTGGAATTAGGACTGGCGGAAATAATTCATTTACAATATCAGATACAGAAGAAACAAAGACAATTGAAATGATTTATACCCCAGAAACAATAAATGCAGCATCTTTGGTATCAAGAGGATCAAACTTTATATCCTGGAATCAGGCTGGTGCTATAACAAAATCTGGATTTGATAGCCTATATATAAATGGATCCCTAGTCTCATGGTCAAGCAATATATGGACATACTTAACAAAGAATCAGCCATCCCATATTGTTGCTATATTTACCTCACCTTCCTCAGATAACCTTGTATTCAATAATCAAGGCATAGCCGCTAAATATGAAGGCATTTCTTTGTATCCCTCATCTATAGCAATAAGCCCATCTGCCCATTATGCAATGCATATTGGCTCATACTACGAAAACATATCAAATGAGTCAATTACCGTGACAGAAATTGGTACTCCCATATATGATTATGACTTTGTTGTGGTCAAAACAGTATAATCTTGTCAAAGCCTTGGACAAAACCTAGACTTTAATATCAAATAATGGTACAATTAAGGTCTATGAATATCTTAAACCAGAAATCACAAATTTTAGAAGAAACTACACTAGGCATATACGTATGGGAAATGCCCGATGGCAGATGGATTGGAGACGATGATGGCAACTTCCTATCAGTCACATCCAAAAAAGGAAACAGATCTAAAATGGACGCTTTGGCTAGAGAGGTTCGCTCATACGGTATTTATGAGGGCCAACCTAAATTCCTTTCTGGCAGAAGAAAAATCGATGACGAAGAATTTGAATATCAAAACGAAAGACTAAAGTGGGGCCTAACACCAGACCCTATGGATATTGGTGTTTATAAAGACTCAATGTTAAGAAATGGTAAGGTAAAATGAAAAGGCTAGAATCTATAGAAGACGAAATTGATACAGTATCCACAATTGATATATCAAATACGTCCGACTGGTTTCATTTTCAAAAGCTAGATGGGCCTCAAGATGATCCATTTAAAATTGGCTTAGAAGAAATTAAAAAGTTAAGAGGCCTTGGAACAAACTTTAAACGTAAAATTAATCGTGACTTTTCAAAAGCATTTGTTGGAACAAGCGGAGTTTCAACACAGCAGAATTTATTACAGCAGGCAATTAGCGGGTATGCATTATTTGATCTAGTAGAGCCCACTTATAACCTAGAATACCTTTCAAAAATTTATGAAGTTTCAACG